TCACCCTTAGTGTGAATAATTCATTGAACAATAGACTTGGAAATGATGGTCTATTTTTTAGTGGGGAAAAAACAAATGAAAATAATGATCCTACAGATGATTTAATGTGTGTTAAGGTTTCCCCAGGAAAAGCCTATGTTATAGGTCATGATGTTATGAAATCGGGGACAAGTGTTATAGATGTCGTCAAACCAAGAGATACTGAAAAAGTCTTGGGATTTGGAGTTCCATTTAATATGGGAAATATTATTAGAGTAAATAATGTTTCTGGATGTGCAGTGCAAAATCAAACAATTGATTTATATGATAGAAGAGTGGGTGATTCTGGTGTTAAGATTGGTGATGCTAGGGTATATTCTTTCAATTTAACAGATGCAGCGTATGTAGGTGGAACTACTAATTGGGATTTATATCTTTATGATATTCAAACTTATACTGAAATAACACTCAATAGTGCAGTATCCAATTCAGAATTACCAGCAACTTCTTATGTTGTTGGTAAGAGTAGTGGAGCATCTGGATATGCAGTATCTGCTGGTGGAGGATCCACTAGAATTAAATTGAGACAAACTTCCGGATCATTTTCTATTAATGAGCAATTGATAATTAATGGTGTAGAATCATATGTAAGAAGTGTAAAAAGTATTAAAGTTTATAGTGCAAAAGATATTAAATCCGTATATCAATCAGGATCCCCAACATTTACTGCGGATACTGTTTTAAATAAGAGTATTCCAAATGGATTTAGTCTTAATAATCAGATAACGGTTTCTGTTGGTGGAACTATTACTTCACCAAATAAATTATTTTCTGGTATTTCTACCAATTCAATTATTAGGTATGGCGTAACTGGATTTTCTACTGAGACTTATAATAGGGTAGCATCAGTTTCTGCAGATGGCCTCTCAATGAATGTTGTGGCGATACCTACTGTATCGGGCGTTTGTGTCGGTAGTCTTCCATCTACAGAGACCAAATCTTCACTTTTTATGGCAGACTCTGCAATTCTTAAACAAGAAGATGCATATCTGTATACCGAATTGCCAAATCCAAACGTTGCAGCTGTAGATTTATCAAATTCAAATATAAGTTTTTCCGCAGAATCGAATATTTCTACAACTGTTAGTGGAAATACTTTAACAGTATCTGCTTCAAATTTCAATCTTCCTGCAGGTATTTCTCAAGCATCTTTCCAAGCATACGATGAGCAGAGATATTCTATTCATTATACTGATGGCACCATAGAAACATTGACTGGAAATGAAGTTGTAATAAGTTCTAATCAGGTTATATTTTCGGGAATTTCAAATAAAACTATACACAAAATTAAAGCAACTTTTATTAAATCTGGAATTCAATCTAAGGTAAAAACTTTTAATCGTAGCAATAAATTAATTGTAAATCTATCAAAATATAATTCATCAGGAAGTGGTATCAGTTCATCTATTAATGATGGATTGTCTTATAATCAATATTATGGATTAAGAGTTCAGGATGAAGAAATTTGTCTAAATTATCCCGATGTTTCATCAGTATTAGTAGTTTATGAATCATTAGATGTTGGTGTTCCACAATTAGATCAACTCTCATTTTCATCTATTGTTAATGTAGCAGCAAATTCAATTATTGGGGAAAATATTATTGGAAGAACTAGTAATACCCTTGCCAGAATAGTTGCAAAACCTGGGGCATCTCCAAATAATTTAGAAATTGTTTATTTGAATTCAAATAGATTTTTTGCAAATGAGGAGGTTTTATTTGAAGAATCAAATATTATTGCAGAAATAGATATGATTATTTCTGGAAAATATAAGGATATTACCAATAATTTTAAATTAGATAGAGGTCAAAGAGATCAATATTATGATTATTCTAGACTAATAAGAAACAGGGGTGAAAGTGAACCTGCAAGACAATTGTTAGTAGTATTTGATCACTATGTAGTTTCTGCTACCGACAATGGTGATGCATTTACTGTACTTAGTTATCAAAAAGATAGGTTTGCAAGAGATATTCCATATATTGGATTAAGACAAGTAAGAGCAACTGATACTTTAGATTTTAGACCCAGGGTTGCAAATTTTAGTGGATCTTCTTCATCACCTTTTGATTTTTCTTCCCGAAGTTTGTCGATATCGACTATTTTTAAACCAAATGAAAGTTCACTAGTATCATATGATTATTATCTTGGCAGAACTGATAAATTATATTTGGATAAGTATGGGGCGTTAGTGGTACAAAAAGGAATTTCCTCAAGAAATCCAAAAGAACCATTAATTAATCAACAAGTATTAGAATTAGCCACAATTTATTTACCACCATATCTCTATAGTCCTAAAGATGCAAAAATATCTTTAATTGATAATAGAAGATATACAATGAAGGATATTGGAAAAATTGAAGATAGGGTTGAAAATCTTGAAAAAGTCACTTCCCTTTCGTTGTTAGAATTGAATATTCAATCTTTACAAATTCAAGATGCTGATGGATTCAATAGATTTAAGACAGGATTTTTTGTTGATGATTTTAAAACCACAAATTTAATTGATTTAAATGCTTCTTTATGTGAAGTGAATAATCAAACAAATCAATTAACACCAATAATTTCTAGAAATACCTTACAGAGTCAATTAGTACCTGCAGCGTCTCTATCTATTGGAAGTTTAGATCGCCAATCTAATTATCAATTACTGGATAATAAAGTACAAAAGACTGGTCTAGTAGTAACATTGGCATATGTAGAAACAGATTGGATTCAACAACCATTTGCTACATTAGTTGAAAATGTGAACCCATTCAATGTTATAAACTATAATGGATTAGTAGCATTAACTCCAGCGAGAGATACTTGGATTAGAACTATACAATTAGACAATAAAGTTCTTACTCATTCAAACACATTAAATCTCCAAATAACTACGGAAACTAATAGATTTAATTTAGACAGAGTTGATAATAGATCAAGTGCTGGTACTGGATTATCTGGAAGAACTGTTACGGTAGCAGATACATTTACAACTTTAAGTAGTAATACAACGACCCAAACTGCAAATACAAGATCTAGTGATACTAGTACTTCCCAAACAGAAGAAACTGCATTTGTCACTCAAACAAATGAAATTTATATCAGGTCAAGAAATACTCAATTTGTAGCATCTAATCTAAAATCCGGACAAAGATTCTATCAATTTTTTGATAATAATAGTAAGGTAGATTTTATACCAAAATTAATTGAAATTTCACAGGAAATAGAACTTATAAATCCAGGATCATCTGGAACATCTTTCATTATTGGTGAAAGGGTAATTGTATATAATGCTGCAAGATTGATAGCATCTTTCCGTGTTGCACAACCAAATCACAAATTTGGTCCATTTGATGCTCCAACAATTACTTATGATATAAATCCATATTCCAAAGAAGAATCTTTACCTACCAATTACAGTACATCAACACCAATCTTAAATATAGATACATTTTCTTTAGCAGATGAAACAGATCCAAGATATTTTGGATATTTGGTGCCAGTCTCGGTTATAATCGGAACAACAAGTGGTGCTACTGCATATGTCAAAGACTTAAGACTAATATCCGATAACGCTGGAGATTTGATTGGATCATTCTTCCTAAGAGATCCAAATACAAATCCACCCCCAACTGTCAGAATAACCACTGGTAATAAGACATATAGACTTACTTCAAGTCCAACGGATGAAACGCAATTATTAGGTAGTACTGATATTTCATCTGCACAGGTTAATTATCTTTCTGAGGGTACTACGCAAATGTACCAGGATATAGTCCGCAGAAATGTTATTACTGCCAATTTAGATCATACTCAAATTATTAATACTACCACATTAACTGAAACAACTCAAACGGCAGTATCACAATTTGAATTGCCACCTGAAGAATTAAATTTTATTACCAATATTACTCAAGATATTACAAACGTTACAAACGTTACAAACGTTACAAACGTTACAAACATTATTCAGCAACAGGCACAGAGACATACCGATCCTTTGGCACAAACATTTACGGTCGGAGTTTCAATAGATGCTGTTGCAAATCAATCATTTACAGAAGATATTAATGGAGTTTATCTTACTTCCGTTGATTTATACTTTAGAAATAAGAGTACAAATAATAAATCAATTACAGTTCAAATAAGAACTGTTGAGTTAGGAACACCAACATTAATGGCTGTTGGTGGTGTAGTTTTGAGTCCAAGTCAGATTAATATTTCAGAAGATGCTTCTGTTCCAACCAGATGCACATTTCCAAATCCCCTATTTTTACCCCCAGGAAATGAGTATGCCCTAGTTCTTCTGGCTCCAGAATCTGATGAATATGAAGTTTGGATTGCTGAAATGGGACAAAAGACTATTAATACTGCCGAACTTCCAGATGCTGAAAGTGTAAGGTATACGACACAATTTGCAGTTGGAAGTTTATTTAAATCGCAAAATGGATCGATTTGGACTGCAAATCAATATCAAGATTTGAAATTTAAATTATATAAGGCCGCGTTTACTCAGTCTAGTGGAACTGTATTCTTTCAAAATCCAGACTTGGGTAGAGGTAACAATTATATTAAGAGATTGTTTGCAAATCCACTTACAACTTATCCAAGAAAACTTAAAGTTGGTATTACTACTACTTATAATTCTAATTTAATTTCCCAATTGACAACTGGCAGAAAAGTTGGTGAGAATCTAAAGACCTATAATTATGGATATGTTGTAGGAACTGGATCATCAGCATCTTCTTTAAGTCTTACAACTGGTGGAAAAGGTTATGTTACAGATACTTTGGTTTCAACATACAATATTACTGGACAAGGTTCAGGATTAACTTTAAATATTTCAGCATCAAGTGGAGTAATTACAGGAACTCCAACAATTGTAAGTCCAGGAAATGGATATGCGGTTGGTGATATTGTTGGAATTCTAACATCAACGGTTTCTTCGAATACTGGAGAAGGTGCTAGCATTACTATTACTGGAAATAGCAATTCTATAGATACGCTATATCTCAATAATGTACAAGGAAATCAATTTGGTGATGGTTCATTCTTAAGTTATTTTGATAATTCTGGAAATAGAGTTACTTTAGGATCTACCTATATTAGAGGAAATTCAGTTCCATATGGATCAAACTATGGTGGCAACTATATTAAAGTTAATCATTTCAATCATGGAATGTATGCAAATAATAATAGAGTAACAATATCTGATGCTAGATCAAATGTTGCACCTGTACCTTTAATATCGGGTCTAGCATCTTCGGATGTATTAATTAATGTTTCTATAGCAGATACTGCTAATTTTAGAATTTTTGAAGGTATTCCTGTAAGTGCGGTAAATCCAGGATATCTGCAGATCAATAATGAAATTATTGAGTATACATCTGTAGGAGTTGGGATTATCGAAAACCTTACAAGAGGTGTAGATTCTACAATTCCAATTAACCATATAACAAATGACTTAATATACAAATATGAAGTTAATGGTGTATCATTGAGAAGAATTAACACAACTCATGATATTAGTGATTATGGACTCGATATTGATAGTTATCATATTCAAGTTAGTTTAAATGGTAATGATGTTGATGGTGGAGTGGCAACATTAGGTCCAGATAGAAGTGTTGATGGATTAATTGATGGATCTGGAGCCAATGCACCTAGATTAGGATTCAATTTGGAGTCTACATGTGGAGGAACATCAACATTTGCTTCTGAAAACATTATTTTCAATAGTGTAATACCAATGTATCAAATTATTGCACCATCAGGAACTACAGGAGTAAGTGCTCAGATAAGAACCGTAAGTGGTACAAGTGCAAGTGGAACAGAAACTTCGTTTATTGACCAAGGTTATGAAGACGTTGAATTAAATGCAGAAAACGTATTGAATTCTTCAAGAATAGTATGTTCTACTGCAAATGAAAATGAATTTTTATCCAGTATGCCAAGAAATAAATCTTTCTTGACCGCTATTACCTTGACAACAAATAATTGGAACGTATCTCCAATGATTTTCTTAGATACTACATTTACTGAATTTATAAGTGGAAGATTAAACCAACCAATTTCCAACTACTCAACTGATAAGAGATCAAGTTCTTTAACAGATGATCCACATGCCGCAATTTATGTTTCAAATACTATTAGATTATCACAACAATCAAATACTTTAAAAGTTTTTGTTGCTGCATATAGACATTCATCGGCAGATTTTAGAGTTTTATATAGTTTAATTAGACCAGATTCATCTGAAATTGAGCAAGCATATGAACTTTTCCCAGGATATGATAATCTAACAATAGACAACAATCAAGATGGATATCTTGATGTTGTGGATCCTTCTAGAAATAGTGGATTACCTGATATTGCTGTTCCTTCAAGTCTGCAAAATCAGTTCTTAGAATATCAATATACGGCATCTAATATTGGACCGTTTACTGGATATAAAATTAAAATTGTAATGTCTGGAACAGATCAAGCAAGATATCCAAGATTAAAAGATGTAAGAACTATCGCATTAGCATGATGATACCAGTAGAAGGGCACACAAATTTATTTCGAGATGAATATAGTGGTGCAATAATTAATGCAGATAGTGTATCATACACTCAGTATAATAATAGTCTAATTAGTAGAAAATCTCAAAGAGAAGAAATTGAGAAAATGAAGGACGACATTTCGGAAATTAAAAACCTATTAAAGGAGATAATTAATGGATCCAAATGATATTACATTAGAAGATATTGGCAAATTATTCGAATATGAAAAACAAGCCCGAATTATTGAAAGTATGGATATTGAACAATTAAAAATTTTTGCAAAATTATATTGCAAATTATATTTAAAACAGCAAGAAGTAGTAAAAGATTTAATCTCGTAATAAATAATTAAAAATAGTTGTAAATAATGGCAAAACCATCGTCAAGGCAAGAGTTAATTGATTATTGTTTAAGGCGTCTGGGTGCCCCTGTATTGGAAATTAACGTTGACGATGACCAAGTTGATGATTTAGTTGATGATGCCCTTCAGTACTTCCATGAGAGGCATTTTGATGGTGTTGAAAGAATGTATCTGAAATATAAAATTACCCAAGCAGATATTGCTAGAGGAACTGGAAAAGGTACTGATGGGGTGGGAATTAAAACTACCACAGGAACATCTACAATTAATGGCGTATCGACAAATTTTAATTTTTATGAAACTGCAAATTACATTCAAGTTCCTGATTCTGTCATAGGAATAGAAAAAGTTTTTAAATTTGATACAAGTTCAATTAGTGGTGGAATGTTTAGTATTAAGTATCAATTATTTTTAAATGATTTGTATTATTTCAATTCGGTGGAATTATTGCAATATGCAATGGTAAAAAGTTATTTGGAAGACATTGACTTTTTACTCACAACAGATAAGCAAATTAGATTTAATAAAAGACAAAATAGAATGTATTTGGATATTGAATGGGGAGCACAAAAGGCAGATAGTTTTCTAGTAATTGATTGCTATAGGATTTTAGATCCCAATGATTTTACTAAGGTTTGGAATGATAGTTTTATAAAAAGATATTTAACGGCATTGATTAAAAGACAATGGGGACAAAATTTAATTAAATTTAGAGGAGTTAAACTTCCTGGAGGAATTGAATTGAATGGTAGAGAAATATATGACGATGCGGAAAGGGAAATAGAAGAAATTAGATCAAAAATGGCTCTCGAATACGAACTTCCACCCTACGATTTTATTGGATAATGGCACTTAATCCATTTTTTCAGCAAGGTTCTTCTAGCGAACAAAGACTAATACAACAACTAATCAACGAACAGTTGAGAATGTATGGTGTTGAAGTTGCATATATTCCAAGAAAATTTGTAAAAAAAGAAACAATCATTAGAGAAATTAGTGCTTCAAAATTTAATGATAATTTTATGATTGAAGCATATATCAATACTTATGATGGATACACTGGAGCTGGTGATATACTGACAAAATTTGGTATGAGTCTCAAAGATGAGGTAAATTTAGTTATATCAAGAGAAAGATTTGAAGATTTTATATCTCCATTTTTGGAATCAATGCCAGATGATGAAATTACTATTACAACTAGACCAAGAGAGGGAGATATAATCTATTTTCCTTTAGGTAAAAGATTATTCGAAGTCAAATTTGTAGAACATGAGAAACCCTTTTATCAATTGGGAAATTTATATGTTTATGAATTGCAATGTGAATTATTTGAATATGAAGATGAAATTGGTGGATGGGAAGGAATGGATACCACAGTCGAAGAAATTGATGCCACATTAAAGACGCAAGGTTATATTAATGATTTGGAATTATTTGCATTTACAAGTCAAGCACAGGCAACTGTTGGAATATCTAGTGGATATATTAGAAGAATAATACTCAATAATGATGGTTATAGATATACATCAACTCCAACGGTAGCCATAAGTTCAGCACCATCTGGAGGAACTAATGCTACTGCGGTTGCAATTACATCCTGTATAGGTGGAGTTTGCTCTATTGATAGAATTTTATTAACAAATGCTGGAGCAGGATATACTACAACTCCAACAATATCATTCATTGGTGGCGGTGGATCTGGAGCAGATGCTACTTGTGAGATTATTACAGATTCATATGGAATAACTAACGTAGCAATTACCACTGGTGGATATGGTTATATCAATTCCCCATCAGTTACATTTGGATCTCCAGGATTTGGTGGAAATTCTGCTTACGGTGCTGCAGTAGTTAGTATTGGAAATACAATATCACGAATTTTAATATCGGATGCTGGTAGTGGATATGGAAATACGTCCATAACTATAGCATCTCCACCATCCCCAACAGGAATTGGTACTTATATATTCAATGAAGTTGTTACTGGATCTATTTCTGGAGCAAAAGCATCAGTTAAATCTTGGGATAAGGATACAAGTATTCTTCAAGTTGGTATAACTTCTGGAGAATTTTTACCTGGAGAAACAATTGTCGGTAGTGCATCATCATCTAGATATACTCTTAAGAAATATAATGTGAGTCCATCATCAGATAAATATGAACAAAATGATGAGATTGAAGCGGAAGCAGATCTTATCATAGATTTTTCAGAATCAAATCCATTTGGAAATTACTAATGTTAGGAACATATTACTACCATCAAATAATTAGAAAAACTATTATTGCTTTCGGAACATTATTTAATGAAATTTATATAAAACATGATGATGAGAACGACAATGAATATTCGGAAATGAGGGTTCCATTGGCATATGGACCAAATCAAAAATTTTTAGCACGTTTGGAACAGCAACCCGAATTGAATAAACCAGTTCAAATAACTTTGCCAAGAATGTCATTTGAAATGGTATCTTTAAATTACGATGCTACTAGAAAAACTAGTGTAACTCAATCATTTAAGGCATCTGATGGAGTAAATTTAAAAAAAGTTTATTTACCAGTACCATATAATATTGGATTCCAATTAAATATATTTTCAAAATTAAATGATGATGTACTTCAAATTATAGAACAGATATTGCCAAATTTTCAACCAGCATTTACTGTTACTGTAGATTTGATCGATTCTATTGGTGAAAAAAGGGATATTCCAATTGTTCTTGATGATATTTCTTTTAAGGATGAATATGAGGGAGATTTTTCTACCAGAAGAGCATTAATTTATACTTTGAATTTTACAGCAAAAACCTACTTATTTGGACCAATTGCTAGCAGTACGGAAGGTCTCATCCGCAAAGTTCAAATTGATACTTATGCAAGTACTGACGTTAATTTGGCAAAAAGAGAAATGAGATACACTGTTGTTCCAGATCCAATTGATGCTCAACCTGGTGATGATTTTGGATTTAATGAAACTTGGGAACAATTTTCAGACTCTAAGACTTATAGTCCAACACAACAGACGGATATTTAGTAAATTATGAAAAATAATTATGAAGGATTAGATAATGCCCTGAATATTGAAAGTAGTATTGTTGAGGTAGAAAAACCTAAAGAAAAAATTGATATTCTTCCAGTAAAATCTGATGATATTAAAAAAGATTATGAATATACAAGAGCAAATTTATATTCATTAATTGAAAAGGGGCAAGAAGCAATTAATGGAATTATGGAACTTGCTGGAGAAGGTGGTTCTCCAAGAGCATATGAGGTTGCCGGTCAATTAATTAAAAGTGTTGCGGATACAACTGATAAACTAATTGATTTGCAGAAAAAACTCAAAGATGTCCAAGAAGATACTGTAAAGTCGCCAAGTAGTGTGACCAATAATGCTTTGTTTGTTGGGTCAACAACAGAATTGTCAAAAATACTTAAACAAGGTTTTCTAAATAATAAAGAATAATATAAGAATCTTGTGTTTAAAATAAAATCTCATAAAACAGTTGAACAGATTGCGAAGAAACATCGTATGGATGTTTCGGATATTCAAAAGCAACTTGAAATGGGAATTCCGATTGAACATGAACACACACAGGATAAAGTTTTAGCAACTGATATTGCTCTTCAGCATTTAGATGAGATTCCAGATTATTATACTCGTTTGAAAAAAATGGAAGCATCTGCAAAGAAAGAGCATAAGAAATTTAAAGATGTCAAAGAAGCAACTGATGGAATTAAAGCAAAGGATTATAAAGGCAGGTTAGATAAGTGGTTTGATGATGGTGGATGGGTTCAAACTGGTGGAAAGTATGATGGGAAACCTTGTGCCAAACAACCAGGACAAAAAACAAAACCTTATTGTAGAGATCCCGATGATCGTGCCACAATGGATGAAGATGAAAGAAATGAGAGAGCTGCTAAAAAACGTAAAGAAGATCCAAACCCAAATAGATCAGGTAAAGCAAAAATGGTAACTCAAGAATCTGCTGGTGAAAAAGACGCTTGTTATAAAAAGGTAAAATCTAGATATAAAGTTTGGCCAAGTGCATATGCGTCCGGAGCACTTGTAAAATGCCGCAAAGTTGGTGCTGATAGTTGGGGAACTAAAAGTGAAGCGTGTTGGGATGGATATGAAGCAAAAGGTATGAAGAAAAAAGGTAAGAAAATAGTTCCAAACTGTGTCTCGGTTAAAGAAGAAACTGGAATGGTAAGATACTGCCCACAATGTAAAAAAGATGAGACTCGTAGTGAGTGTAAATATGGACCAAAATATTGGGATATGTTCTCAATGCCAATTACTTTAAACAAATATGATCCAAATACTCCACATCCTGCCAATGAGGAGAAGGATTATGAGTATTCAATGGCGCGTTCTGAACTGAACACAATTATGAACGCCGCAAAAAGATTAAAGAAGAAGATGAAAGGTAACGGTAATATAGAGGCATGGGTTCAATCAAAAATTACCAAAGCTGCAGATTATATTGATACTGCTGCCGATTATATTGATAGTGGTGAAAGTAAGGTAAATGAAGATGTTACCATCGAAGATGCAAATGGTAATACATTCCTCAGAATTATTGACATCATTAAAGCAGATCGCCTGGTTAAAGAAACAATTAGTCCAACTATTGCTGGGGGAAGGTCTCCATACAAAAATCCCTCTCTCCCAAAAGAAAATCCAGA